AGAATGGATTGATTGGCTGAATGACAATGGGTTCTATGCCAAGATTGCCAAGGGATTTGATGAAGCAAAGATGGTGGTTAAATATTATCTTTCTTTAACAAATTAGTATTTATTAAATCCCTTAATAAATAGCAAATTTAAACTAGGAACCGATAGAACAATTTGAAAATTAATCAATGAGATGAAAAAAGGTGATGGTAAAATCGTGCGGATTATACCCTCACTTTTTTGAAATAACTTTATCAATAATCGCTGATTCACTATGCCGGCTCAGCGATTGAGGTCTCTGCTCGTTCCAAGCCCCTACGCAAATAACCACTTTACTCTAGGAAAATTTTTTCTTTTTTAGTACTTTCTTCATCTCCTGAGCATCTTGTTTAATGTCCCATTTCTTAATGCCCTTAGTGACGGCTTTTATCATCTTCTCTACTTCTTTTTTATGTTGTTGTAGTTCTTTTTTGGTGGCATACTTTTCTGTCTTTTCAATTGGCATTGAAAAACTCCTTTAAAATTTTGATTGTATAACTATAATGGCAGACTAATATAGCATTTTAGACGAAATAGTCTGCCAAATGTAATGTATAAAATAATCAGGATGATTATATATTTGAGGCATAAAGGATGATTACAACACGTTGTTGTAAAAATAATATTCATGTTCATCATTCTCAAGAGTGCTCATTTTATGTGTGTAACTTTTGTGTATTAGCTTGTGATAAAATGATTCATAATGAGTTAGACAAGGAATATGGACATGATCCAAGAAGAAAAAGTTAAGCTAAGGAACCTGCTTATTTCTCATGAGTCTTATAGCCAATTTAACTTTACAGATTCTGAGGGAAATACCAAAGTTGGCATAGGTAGAAACCTTACTGACAGAGGGATATCGCACACGGAAGCTGTAACTCTGTTAGACAATGATATCTATTATTTCTTTAGTAAGCTTAGACATTACCTGGAAGATTTTCATTTTTTGGATAGTAATAGGCAATTTGCTTTAATTGGTATGTGTTTTAATTTGGGAATCAAGGGATTGCTTGGATTAGATGAATTAGTTTATTCAATTAATAATAGAGACTGGATTAAGGCTCATAAGGATATCTTAGATAGCAAATGGGCAGATCAGGCAGGTGAGAAAGCAATTCAATTAGCTAACATTATTTTGACAGGAGAACTTTAATTGCTACCTGTCAGAATCGAACTGACGACCTACGATTTACGAAACCGTTGCTCTACCTGCTGAGCTAAAGTAGCCTATTGCCCAAGACCAGATTTGAACTGATAACCTTCTGCTTACAAAGCAGTTGCACTACCATTGTGCTACTCGGGCTTTTTTATATTGGCCGCCAATAATATCATCATTAAAAATACAGACAATGATTTTCTTATGTTACTTAATTCTTTATTGTATTTTTTGTGGTATTCCTGAACATCTTTTTTTTCACGCCTCTTTGCTGATGCTTTTGCCCATTGCAATTTTAAACATTTTTCACAAACCCACCAGTAACCTTTTCTATTTTCTTTCTGTTTGAATTCTGTAAAACCATGTACTTTGCAATTCCTTTTCTCTATCATTTTATTATCTCATTAATTAATATTTATGATTATAAATCAGTTACAATTATTATTCAAATGATAAGGAAATCAAAATGTTTAACTCAATTTTAAAGGATAGCCTTCCAGTTTTAGGTAAATATGCGCCCATGGTTGCTACTGCTTTAGGCTATCCTACTGCTGGCGCTGTAGCCTTTGGAATACTGAATGCTTTATATGAATTAACTAGTAAGCATGTATTAGAAGCTCCCTCTGCTATAAATAAAAACCCAGAATTGCTTAAAAAAGCAGAAGGAAATTTTGTAAATTGGGCTCATAATAATCTTGAAAAAGATGAGAATAATGAGTTTAAATTTGTCTAGCCGTTTAAATGTAGAATGGCCTGAATTCCGCCAATTAGGGTTATGGATGATATCATGGACTTTATCATGAAGGCTTTTAACTGATATTCCATGACTTTTATTTCATTCTTTATAGTATCTGTATTGACTAGTAAGTCTTTTTTAGTAGCGAGATCATGGCTGATTATGTTGGACAATTCTTCTGCTTGTATGTCAGCAACTTTCTCTGGAAGACCAGCATCTTTTAATTTTTTGGCATAGACTATGGCGTTAAAGGTTGATGTGGTCATGTGGTCTACATAATTTATACAGTCAATAAATATTAGTTATTGTTCATATTTATGGCAATAATTATTTACATGTACTTACATAAATGTATAATTAATTATCATTTAGGAGATTAATATGAAGGATTGTAAAGACTGCAAGAAAGGTATGTGTAAAAAACACGGGAAAAAGAAATGAGATTATTGTTAATTACTATATTACTAGCTGTCACTATTCCTGCATTAGCTCATGATAAGATTAAGATAAAATATGGGTATCATGAGAGATATCGTCATCATGAAAGGTATCGTCACAATTATCATAGGGGTTATCCCGTCTATAGAAGAGGTTACGCATGACAGCTACTAGATGTGCATGTTGTGCAGGTTCTGGAAAAGTTATGGGTGGCGGCATGATTACTGAAAGACGCTGTGATAACTGTTATGGTACTGGTAAGCCTCAAACTATTCCTAAGATTGACTATAAGAAAGCTAAGAAAACAAAGTCTTATCAAGATGCAATGAGACGTTTGAGAGAAAAAGATGTTAATTTATCTTCACGAAAAGCAGCTAAAATATTAGATGATGAGTTAAAAAACATAGGACAAAAATGAATTTTTCTCGCATTTTATTTATCTTATTTGTTATTTCTTTATCGTGTATTTTTTTTGATAATTTTATAAGAATATTGTTAATATTTAGATAATTATATGAATTTTATTTATATTGCTAGCAGTGTTATTGGGATTGTTGTAGTTTTAGTTTTTATTTATTGCAATAATAAGACTATTGATCTAACTAATAAAAGGATCGATGGATTACACGAAAGAATGGATACATTACGAGATATGATGATGCAAAGATTTGATAATGACATTAAAGAAATTAAATATAGACTTAGTAAGGAAATTGGATAATGGCTCGCTATCCTTTGGGAACTACTCACTTTAAGCCTGAAATGATTGATATTATAATGCCTCTTTTGAAAGAAGGTGCATCTATAGAAGAGATAGGTTTGGAGCTGGGAATAGGATATTCAACATTATATACATGGATGGAAAAACATCCTGAATTAATGGAGGCCATAAAACAAGGAAGAGAGTTTTCTAAGGGTTGGTGGATGAAGCAAGGTCGTATTTCCTTGAGAGAAAAAGAATTTAATCCTACTACTTGGTACATGAATATGAAGAATAGATTTGGTTGGCGTGACAAGCATGAAGTAGATGTATCTGTTGATGAAACCACTGAAAAGGTGAAAGAAGCAAAGAAATATTATAATAAGTATGATAAACCCTACTAAAGAAAGAGAACAATATAGAGATGAATTGCTTGGGTCTCTTCTGTGGTTTACGCAATGTTTTTATAAATTAAGAACCGGAAGAAAATTTGATTTATCCTATCCTGATGGACGTGAATCACACTATATAACTGTTTGTCGAGTCCTTACTGAAGTCTTTAGAGGAGAGACAAATAGGCTCGTAATTAATTTGCCTCCTAGATACGGAAAAACTGAATTAGTTATCGAGTTTATAGCATGGGCATTAGCTCATCATCCAGATAGCAATTTCATATACTTAAGTTACGCACACAATCTAGCTAAAAAACAAACTCACACTATTCGATCAATAATTCAAATGCCTGAATATAGGGACTACTTTGGAGTTAAACTAAAGGAAGATACTAGCGCTAAAGATAATTTTGAAACTATACAAGGTGGAAGTGTTTATGCGGCAGGAGCTGGTGGCTCTATAACAGGACGTGGTGCGGGTATTAAGAACTGCGATAGATTCTGCGGCTGTATTGTTATAGATGATATCCATAAGCCGGATGAAGTTTCTTCTGATAATATGAGAACAGGTATAAATGAGTGGTATCACAATACACTTCAATCTCGAGTTAACTCTCCTAATACCCCAATAATATTTATTGGGCAACGGCTTCATGAAGACGATTTAGCTGCCAAATTAATTAGTTCAGGGGATTATAAAACGGTAATAATCCCGGCTATAGATGAAGCAGGGAACGCGCTACATACAGAAATGCATTCCATACAAACCTTACATAAGATGCAGGAAGAATCCCCTTACAATTTTGCGGCTCAATATCAACAAAATCCTCAACCTGCTGGCGGTGGAATATTTAAACCAGAATGGTTTGTAGTGAAAGACATAGAGCCAGATATATTAGCGACATTTATCACAGTTGATACTGCAGAAACCGATAAAACCTACAATGATGCTACCGTATTTTCATTTTGGGGACTATACAAGATAAAGCATGATGATATAGAAACAGAATTATATGCTCTACATTGGATAGATTGCGAAGAGCTTCGCATTGAACCTAAGGACTTGAAAGACGCTTTCTTGGCATTCTATAGAAATGCTATGCGTCATAAAGTTAAGCCTGCTATTGTTGGAATAGAGAAGAAGTCCACTGGAGTAACGCTTAGCTCTACTCTTAAGGACTATCAGGGATTAAAGATAATCGATATCACTAGAACAAAAGCCAGTGGAAGCAAGACAGCTCGATTTCTGGAGACACAGGAATTTGTTTCTTCAAGGCGTATTAGCTTACCTGAATATGGTAAGCATACTGATATGTGTATTGAGCATTGTCGTAAGATTACAGCTAACAATTCTCATCGATTTGACGATATTGCTGACACTATGTATGATGCTATTAAGCTAGCATTGATAGACAAAGTTATTATAAATAAGATAGCACACGGTACAGATTATTCACAAATTGGAAGAACTTTAAACAATAATTATAACAAAGTTAGTGCGATAAGGGATAAGGCTTATATAAAATGATAAGGTTTACATAAATGGTAGATTCATTTCTATTCAGTTTAATAAGCGTAGAGGAATCACTGCCTCTTCTAAATAAACCAGTTTTATGCTTAACAAAGCCAGATTTGATAAATAATAATCCAGATTGGATTGTATAGAATAAAATATATTAAAGATGACAATGAACATCTATGTAATGATGAATGGTGCTGGTCTTTATTACCTCCTTACGAAAAGAGAGTATTAAAAGATTTATCAATCAATGATTATCAAAATTACTTTAATATGAATTTTATAGATTTCTGGATGCCTTTACCAAAAGCCATAGGGAATAGAGAAGATAATCAATATGGAATTGAACTTGTATCAGATGAATTTTAACTAATGATTAAAGGGTTACTTTAAAAAAATACTTTGTTAAGTGTTGGTTTAAAGTAGAAGTACATAATATAAAATTGCTATATAAATAAATCCTACTTATCATATTGATATATAAATGACAAGGAATGTCACATGGAAGTGGCAAGAAATAATCGCTCTAAGCTAGAGCGATCTCAGGATGAATTAACGCGTATAAAGACAAATATACGACGATCTTACGATTATTTCAAACCAAATTATGACCGTTACAATGAGTTTAAACGGTTTATATTCGAATGCTCACTAACTAACGATGACATTACCCTATTGATGACAATACAGCGTCCTCAATTGGAATTTAATGTACTAGAAGCCTATATATCTAGACTCCTTGGTGAATTCTCAAAGCAAGAACCAGACATAGAAGTAAGCGCGAATAACGATAATAGCGCAGATCCTATGACTATTAAGATAGTTGAGGATCATCTAAGACACACTCTCTGTGACAACAATAACTATCACACTAGATACGAAGTGTATAAAGACTTACTAAGCGGCGGATTTAGCAGCCTAAAAGTTAGCACAGATTATTCTAATCCTATGTCAATGAAACAAGTAATTAGCATTGGACGCGTGTTTGATCCAACCTTATGCGGATATGATCAGGTTACCCAATACTCACATAAGGGGGATGGAAGGTTCTGCTACGAACTATTTCCAAAGACAAAAGAAGAGTTTGAGGAAGATTATCCAGATGCTGATATTGATACATTAAACTTTAGGCGTGACTTTTCAGGATTTAATTGGTCATACCTGATGGACGCAACTCCTATTGTTATGGTTGCTGATTACTATGAGAAGAAGAAACGACTAACAAAGATCGTAGAGCTTCGTGACGGTCGTGTAATAAAATTGAGCGAATACGATAGAATGCTCAAGAATTGGGGTGAATTACAGGCGCCTCCGGCTATTATCGGCAAACCTCGTACGACAAATCTAGAAAAAATTGTAAGGTATCGGTGTGTAGAGAACCAGGTATTAGAGTACGTTGAGACTGACTTTAACTTCTTACCTCTGATATTTGTAGATGGGAATTCAGTTTTAGTTAAAGAACCTAAGAATGGTAATGTGCGTCAGGTCACAAGACCTTACGTTTATCATGCTAAGGGTGCTCAAAAGTTAAAGAATTATGCTGGCATTGCACTTGCAAATGAGATAGAGAACACTGTTCAACATAAGTTCAAGGTTGCTAAAGAAGCTCTGCCAAAGGAAGAGGAATTTCTATCAGCATATAAGGACGTTCAGAAAGCCAATGTACTGGTATTTAACTCAGTATATGAGGGTAATCCTGACCAACCTATTAACAATCCTATCAGCGAAGTACAGAAAGTTCCTGCACCTCCTGAAATTATTAATGCCTTCACTGGATCTGATTCACTGATCCAGAACATTCTTGGGTCTTATGATGCAAGTCTTGGTATAAATAATAATCAGCTTAGCGGTGTAGCATTAGTGGAATCTGCTACTCAATCTAATGCTACTGCAATGCCTTATATCGTTGGCTATCTTCAAGGATATCAACGTGCTGCACAAATATATGTTGACCTAATTCCTAAATATTATACAACCCCTCGTACACTCCCAGTTTTAGACAAGGAAGGTAATAGAGACTATCTTAAACTTAACCAAGAAGGCGGTATGAATATGGATTATGATACAAATGCTTTTAACGTTACTGTTAAAGCAGGCGCATCTTTCCAAGTACAGAAGTCCCGTACCATTATGATGGTAAAGGAGATGATGGGAATGTCACCATTATTTGCTCAGTTTATTGCAGAGAAAGGTCTGAACTTTGTCTTGGATAACATGGAAGGTAAAGGTATAGATCAACTAAAATCTATGGTAGATAGTTGGCTTAAGGAAATGCAGCAGCAAAAACAAATGGCTATGCAACAACAGCAACAAGCTGCACAAAATAACCCAGCAATGATGAAGATGCAGCTTGACGCGCAGAAGTTACAGCATGAAGTATCAAAAAATCAGACTCAACTACAGGTAGATATGGCTAGGCTTCAGTTAGATCAGCAGAAGCTTCTTACGGATGTTCAGATATCTCATGATCAAAATGCAGTTCAGTTAGTTAAAGCTCAGACAGAACGTTATACAAAACAATTGGCAGCAGAATTGGATATGCAAGACATAAAGCATCGTCACTTAAAAGAAGCCATTGAGACTCATCATAAAGTTACTCAGAAACAAAATATTAACAGAGTTAGTTTATGAAATTTACAGTGTGTAATAGTATTAGATGGCAGCAATATTATAAGTTTTCTATTAACTTTCCTGGTGTTGGTGTTATATGTAGCTCATGTGAAGATGAAAATGGTTTTGGCATATAGAGTTAAATAGATTTCAATTAAAGAAATTACAACGTTAAATTCAAAAGGAATTGGAGAAGACAAATGGGAAAAAAAGTGACGTGGGATGATTTGCATAATGTTCATGCAAAAGATTTGATGAAGCATTATAATTTAACTGAACGCCAATTACAGCAACAACTCAATCGTCATTTATATGGTGCAACTTATACGGATAGACAGCAAGTTTACAAAGATGTTTACTTGAAAGGGAAATAACCATGCAAATTAAAAGGAAAGTAATTAAGAAACTAACTAATGCAAAATCTAAAAATGTCATGCGTAAAGCAATAGATTATGGTTATGATGAAGAATGCACAGATAGATTATCTCAATCTGCAATGGTTAAGAAGAAAGGCAAGATGCCTGTAGCTAAAGATACTAATAAGACTCGTCGCGCTCCCGTTAAGCCAACGAAGAGAAGTAGCTATGACTGATAATATTGTTGAAATTACATATTATAAAGATCTAACAGATGGTGAATTATTGGGTCAAGCTTGTAATGATTTAAATAATGCAATGGATTCTCTTGGTCAAATGAAACACCCTATTGGTGATACTTTATTTCATATGGTCCATGCAGTAGCTTTCTATTTAGAACAATATTTAATGAAAGAAGCTTCAGATATATATAAGTTACCAAAATTGGAATGGCCAAAATGGATGAAAGATATTAATGACAGTCTTGAAAAAAAGGATGATAAATATGCCTCTTAAGAAAGGTAAAAGTAAAAAGTCATTTCAGGAAAATATAAGAACTGAAGTTAAATCAGGTAAACCAGTTAAACAAGCTGTGGCAATTGCATATTCAATTAAACGTAAATCATCAAGGAGAAAGAAATGAAAGGGATGCACCACAAAAAAGCTGCTCATCACATGGCTAAAGCTGCTCATCACCATGAACAAGCTAAAATGCATATGGAAAAAGCTAAAATGCATGAACCAAAGGAAATGCATATAAAGAAGTTGATGAAACGTGCTGGTAAAAAGTAATTAATCTTTATATTTATATCTGAAGGATGGAATTTTGTGATTTCCATTTATATTAATGTGTCTAATACAATGACAATTATATATTTGTTTCATAAGGATATATTATCATGGAAGAAAGGAAATGGATACAAAAAGCGTTACCTAAATCATCTAGAGGGAAATTACATAAGATGTTAGGAGTTCCTGAAGGTAAAAAAATACCAGCAAAGAAAATGGCTAAAGCTGCTAAGTCTTCTTCTCCTCTAATGAGGAAACGAGTAGCACTTGCTAAAACTTTAGGTAAAATTCATAAAAAATAATTAAGGATAATTTATTTATGGAATACGATTTCAGTGGACTTTGTGCAGACCAAATTGAAAAGATTGACAAAAGATTAGAATCACTTAGAAAATCATTTATTAAAGAGTATATGATTGCCTTAAACATTATTAACTGCTCAAAGGCAAATGATAATCGTGAAGAAATAAAAGTACAAATAAATGATATATTATTTGACACAGCAAATAAGTCATTCATATTTTACACTGAGTGCATGAATAAAGTTCAAAAGTTGTTAGAAGTAAATTTGAAATGACTATCACGCAACTAAGCCCTACTATTCCTATGCATTGTCCAAAAGGTAAAGGATATGCTATTGCCCTTATAGACTATTCTCAAGAGCATGATCTTATGTGGGTAATAGCTATGGATGACACTGGTGAAATTTGGACTTACCCCAATCCATTAGTTAGGATGACAAATAATATTAGTATGGGAAGAATTTTAGGGGATAATAATTGAAATTAGGATGCTATAGTTTTTATTGGCAAAGTAATAATATATTATAGATTTAATTAACGGAGATTCAAAATGGAACATAAACACAAGGAAGGTATGATTGACAACCGTATGGTTAAAGACAGTCACCAAGAAGGTATTGAAAGAGTTAAACAAAGAAAGGGTGACATGGAAGTTGGACAAGGCGGCAAGATGGGTAAGGTTGTTAAAGCCAATTGGAAAAGACCAAATAGCGCTTCAACTCCTCGTAAAGCTTAGTTATTAATGCATAAGGATATGCAATCATGGGAATTCTTCAAGCTCCAAGTGTTTTGCCTGGACAAGTAGGCGTCTTAGGCGCTCTAAAATATATGGTAACTACGGATAGTATTGGTACAATAACTACTGCTGGATATCTAAACAATATTGACCTTGCCGTTTATCCTATACTTTCTACAGATGTTATTGCCACTCAATATTCTTTTAATCTTCAAACTAATAAAGGGACATTTAGTATATTTACCGTATCCATTTCAAATGGAGTTATAACGTTAGTTGATTGGTCAAATCCAGGAGATGTTTTATTACCTGTTGTTAATAATCATTTTGCTAATTTTAATGGTACTTCTGGACAAATTAAAGACGCAGGATATTTACCTAGCGATCCTACATTAACTATAGTTTCAATGGTAGCAACACCTACTATTGTTAATAATATTGCTTATTTTGATGATACAAATGGCAGTATTGCTAATAAACCTGGTCCTGGAGGAGGTTCTGCCGTAACCAATTTAGGTGACATTTATGCCGGCGCATCAGGTAGTAATGGTGCATTTAGATCTTATCCTACTACTGCTAATACAGGATGGTTAGCTCTCCTCGGGGAATCTAATAATGGTAATTTTTCTGGTGCTATTTCAAATTTGCCTTTAGGGCAAGCATCAACATGGTCATTACCAGACCCTGGACAAGGCCAGGCTAGAATTTTAGTTGGTGCTTCTGCAACGCCTTTTATTACTGGTAATTTTCCAGTGGCATCAGGTAGTAGTGGTTTAATGGTTGATTCTGGTCTTTCTGCTATTAATATTCAGAATAAAACTAATATTAAAGCAAATTCTGTATCATGGGCAGGTGGTGGTACAAGCAATGGATTTACTATTGCTGGATTAACATCTTCTAGTATTGTGATACCAGCAATTCAAGCTCAAGCTACTGGAACTGTTTATATTGTAAGTTATATAGTAACTGCTAATACACTTACCGTTACTTTTAGCGCAGATCCTGGAGCTATGGTACTTCAATATGTCGCATTTATAGCGACTCAGTAAATTAAAGGAATAATTTATGGCTGGTATACCAATTAATGACTTACCTTCTACTGTTGGTTGTCAGTTAACAGATCAATTACCTTCTCAGCAGGGGGCAACTACTGTTAAAGAAACTTTAAGTCAAGTTATGATGCTTTATGAAGCGCAAATAACCCAATTAACTGGTATGACAGGTGTTATAAAATCACCTACTGCTATACAGGATGCATATGGACATAATGTAGTAAGTTTTTCTAGTGTTGATCCAGATGCAAATAATTATTTAACAATTCAAAATGGCGCAGATAGCGATGTAACTTTAATATCTGATAGTTCATCTAATGTAAATGTTCCTTTTACTTTTAAAACAAAAGGAACAGCATCATTTGCATTTGTATGTGGGAATGGAACACTTGGTAATGATCCTATTTATATTTATCCTAGTGGTGGATTTCCTGCTAATCCTGGCATTATAGGAATATCAACATTAACTGATATTAGAACTTGGACTTTCCCTGATATGTCTGGGAATGTATTAGTAGCTATGCAATCAACTGATGGTGAAATTACTAATAATACTAAACAAATTGGATTCCAATCTTATATAGAAAATGATGTACCTAATGTTACTGGCGATGGTAGTGCTTATTTTTTAAGCGGACTAACATCTATATATGATAATGGTAACTGTTTTGATGATAGTACAGGGTTTTTTACAGCCCCAGTTGCAGGAACTTATATATTTTCAATTATAGTCCAAGTATATAATTTGACTGTAGCAGCAACTTCTAGTTTTTGTACAATGGCTGTTCTTGGTGGTACTTCTCCACAAGGTTCCCATACGTTAGATCAATCTAACTGGGGATTAGTTTGTAACCAAACTACAAAACAATATACTGTTCAAGGTACATTTATTGCTACTCTTAATCAAGGTGATCAAATTGCTACTATTATATCAGAAACTGCAAGCGGAACAAAAACTATTGGTGTTTCTGGGGGTATTGATGTTACTAATATTTCTGGAAGATTATTAATTTAATCTTTAAACTCCTCATCTATTAATTTTGATTTGGTATCAATTAACCAATCATTGCAGTTTATATCTTCATCTTTAAATTTATAATGCCAAGGGTTTCTATGATGTCGCGACATTAATAATTTATTTCCATTCATAAATATAAAAGTTTATTTCCAGGAAGAACGTTTTATTTTTTCACCGCGTTTAAGATGATTAATAGCTGTTTCAATATTCATTTTTAATTCTTTAAATTTTATTTAATTGTTTTTTAAACCAATCTTCAATTGCATCTAATTCATATAGTACTTTTCCACTATCTAATTTTATGTATGGAGGAGGTAGGTTTTTATTACGTTTTTTTATGAACCATTCTTTAGAATATCCAAATCTTTTAGAGCATTCTTTATCAGAAATGTATTTTTTACCTAATATAATAATCATTAATCTATCCTTAGATTTAAGTGTAATTTAATTATTTTAATGTAATTAATGGTACGCATTGGTATTATTTTTTGCAATAAATTTATTCAATTAGTAGAGTAAGAATATGCAGGATGCATCGATACCCATGCGTTAATTGGGGCATAACCGTGATGGGGTAATAGTCCCAGTACCTATACTGGATGGATAAATAGGCGAGACCTGTTCGATAGGCAGGGCATAACCGTGACGGGGTTAATAGTTAAGGAAGCATACGATGGAAGAGGTTCATGGAATGAGCCAAGGCCAAGATACTAGCATATCTTCGCCTGGATTAACCTCGCAAGCGCCAGTACAACAAACGCAATCTGCGCCTGTACAGACGTCTGATGAGAGATCTTTTAGACAGTCAGAAGTAAACGATATTGTAAAGCGTGCGAAATTAAGTGCGGTTGACGATTTCAAGAGATTGCAATCAGAACAACCAGCTTACTTTCAACAGAAATACGGAAATGAGAATGATCAACGTGCTCCATCACGAGAACATTCTTCTGTCAACGCGACGGAAAACGATATCAGACGAATGGCTGCCGAGGAAGCGCAACGCCTACGAGATACTTGGGTGCAGGAAGCACAATCAAAATCTCAATCTGAGGCGGCACAACGGACCGTGCAAAACTTCTGGAGTAAAGTTAATCCTGGACGGGAAAAGTATCAAGACTTTGAAAAAGTTACAAGTGATATACAGCTAGAGAGTTTTCCAAACGTCGTACAACTGCTTGGTGATTATATAGATAATTCCGATGACATGTTATACGAACTAGGTAAAGACAGATCTAAGCTGGCAACACTTGAACAATTAGCTCAAATGTCACCACGTGATGCAATTGTACAAGCGCAGCGGTTATCTCAATCATTAAAAGATAATGCTACTGCGTCAAAAGTACGAATGCCCAATGAGCCACTAAGTCAAATGCGACCTTCTAACACCGGTACGGATAATGGTGCTATGTCGGTAAAGGACTATAGGGCGAAATACCGAGTCTAAGCGAAATAGCAAGTTAGTTATCCGAACTATTTATTAATGTAGTTAGGAGAATTTAACATGGCTGTTTTTCCAGGAAATATTTTACAACAGGTACAAACTTATCAACGTTCTTCATTAGCATTATTGTTAAATCTTTGCTGCCATATATCTACTGCAAATACTCGTTTCAAAGACTTCGATAAGATACAAGCGAACTTAGGTTCTGTTGTAACATTTGATCTTCCCCCTCGCGCAACTACTACTGCTGGTCTTGTTGCATCTTTTCAACCTGCTGTGCAACGCGTATTACAACTTGCTTGCGACCAAGCAAATAACAGTTCGTTTGCTGTTACCTCTCAACAAAGAATATTCAACTTAGAAAAAGGTGAAGAAGATTACATGAGAGTTTTCGGTAAATCCTTCATTGCAGAACTTGCAAACTTTGTTGAAGCAAACATAGCAAAGAACTGGGACTCCAGTGTTGTAAGTCAAATAGATGGTACGACTAACACTTTCTCAGGCCCATATCGTTTCTTTGGTGATGGATCAAATGCATTAAGTTCATACCAACAACTAGCTCAGTCTGTAATGCTATTTAAGAACTATGGTGCAGTTGCAGAAGGTATGAAAATTTATCTTCCTGATACTGTTATTCCTGCAATTGTTGGTAACGGATTAAACCAATTTGTTCCACGACGTAATGACGATATCGCAATGTCATGGGAAGTTGGAGATTTTGGTACACCTTTGGTTAACTACTACCAATCAAACTTAATGCCAATTCATGTTTCTGGTGATACTGGCGTTAACGGACAAATTTTAACTGTAATTAGTACTAATGATCCAACAGGACAAAATGTTACTCAAATTACAGTAAGTGGTGCTACTGCAAGTGACGAAAATGCTGTGTTTTCTGGAGATGTTTTTCAGTTTCGTGATGGAGTTTCTGGGAAACCAAACGTTCGTTATTTAACGTTTATTGGCCATCAACCTTCTGCTAATCCAGTACAATTTCGTGCTACAGCAAATGCAGGCGCTAATGCTTCTGGTAATGTCACAATAAATATTACACCAGCACTTAATTGGGCAGGTGGTCAGGATCAAAATCTTAATAATCATATTACTGCAGGCATGCAATTATTAACATTCCCGTCTCATAGATGCGGTGGAATTTTAGGTGGTGATGCACTGTACATTGCAATGCCTCAGTTGCCTGAACAAAGCCCATATAACACTGCTAATGAATTTGATCCGGAAACTGGCGCTTCATTACGTCTTACTTATGGTTCGTTATTCGGTCAAAACCAAACAGGCATGATTTATGACGAAACACATGGGTCAGTTATTGTTTCTGACTACTCTATGCGTTATCTAATTCCATTGTCTCAAGGTTAATAAAGGATTAGGCGCTTAAATTTATTAGGCGCCTTCGTTAATAAAGGATTAAAGGGTTTTATCATGACATCTTCTACTTTTGTTCCTCAAGTTCAAAATGACCCAATTTATTCATTACCACATCTATATATCAGTGGATTAAATATATCGATTGCCTCAACCACTATTCTTGCCATTGCGCCAGGTCAAGCTAGAGATATGAACGATAATATAGATATGCCTGTAGGTTTTCCAAATTTACAAGGTATAACTACACCGGCAGTACAATTTAGTAATTACATGCCTCCTATATTAATTAACTCTGCTGTTAACGGTGCTAATGGACTTGATTTTGGAACTATAGTTGCAAACACTTCATATGGAGTATGGTTAATAGCAGATTCTAGAGGTTATAAACCAGTTGCAGGTCTATTAAGTTCAACTGTTAATGTCTATCCAAAGTTACCATTTGGATATGATTCTATGCGATTGATTGGATTCATCCAAGTTGATGGATCTAGTCATTTTGTGTATGCGACACATAAGCCACAAAATATGGTTGGTGCATTAAGTTATTTTAATCAACCACCCATAACAGTTTTATCTGGTGGTAATGCAACAACTTTCACTATTGTTATGTTAAATACGGGTGGTGCTGTCCCAACGACTACTTTAAATAACGTCATATGCCAATTACTAATAACTTTTATTCCTGCTGCCGCTGGGGATTTTTGTCAATTTAGGGCATCTGGTTCACCAATACCTAATGGAAATTATCTAACAATTGTTGGAAATCAAGCTGGAATTGCTCAAACTCAATATGTACAAGTCATTGCATCTAACAACGGTACTTCTCAATCTGAGATTGATTACTTAGTTAGTAATTCTAGTGATTCTTTAACTATTGCTGTTGCAGGTTGGACAGGTGTATCTAATACAGCTTATCCAGTGACGGTATAAATTAGTTATAGGGTGTGTAAATGTCTTACACAGCTCAAAATTTAATTACTAGATCATGGTATCTATCAGGTATTGTAGCCCGTAATCTTCAAGTGGTTACGGGTGATCAAATCAATGATGGTTTAATGATGCTTAATGCATTATTAGATTTTAAACAAATTGAAACCGATTTAATTCCATATTGGACTTATATTGAAATGGCACTCGTTAGTGGTCAGGAATACTATTTCCTTCCTAATGTGGCCGCTGTTGAATCAGCTACATTTAACATTGGTACAGTTAGATACCCAATGGTTAATACTTCAAGACGTTCCTATTTTGGTTCAAGTCGTGTAGATAATATACAAACCCTACCATTTAATTGGAACTTTAATAGAGGTGAAAATGGCGGAACAATTGCATTCTATTTCTTGCCAGAATCTAATTATCCATTAAAGATGATGGTTAAGATTTTCTTAACAGATGTCTCATTAGGCACTGATCTTACTAATATCAATTCTGATTTACCTTATACATTTCTTGAAACTGAAAATGCAGGTTATGACACTTCTTATATTGAATATCTACGCTATGCCTTAGCTCAATATATGTGTTCTGAATATGGAATATTATTTAATCCTGAATCTGAAAAAATATTAGCTAAGATGCAACGTAAATTAATGTACATAGAGCCGCCTGATTTGTCTTTAAGTAAGATAAGTATATTAACAGAATCCACAGGTTACAACTGGGGAGATATCAATATTGGTAGGGGCTGGCGTCCTTCCTAGTCCAATAATACATTGACTATGGACGGAGAACCAAGGGAACTTCTATGTCATAATTGTAATGTTCTGGTAGGTCACTCTAAAGAATCAATAGATATTTTAGAAAAGACCAT